AGTTCATATTGTACATATTGTCCATCAAATTTCGCATCAGACTGCTCTTAATTAGCTGAAGATCCATAATGAGGTCTGCCACAGATAAGCCAAAAAACTTGTGTGGTATTTTGATCGGGGTAATGGAAATAAAGGGAACCCTGTCTACAGGATCATTAGCAAGGACTTTATCTCCTATGCTACAAACCTTTCTCAGTTCCGCTAAACCGTCATTATCCCAATCCGTCTTCAGGTAACTCTCATACAGCCAGTATTCCTTTAATGCTTCCTCTGCCTCTGTTTCCGTAAGGCCGAAGTTGATACTGCTGTCAAAATCAAACCTTGCCTGTCTTTCACCGGACAATGAACCCATCTCGTCATCGCCGCTGGACAGTTCATCCGGGTCTACATCAAACCCCATTTCCTTGAGTTCGGTAAGGGTCTTTTTAACCCTATGACATACAAAACGACTATCCTGAATAGATTTAGCTTCCCTGGAAATAAGGAATTCTTCAGGGGGTACGTTTTCAACCATGACTTTGCCATCCAGTACGTTTCTGGTAACTGCAACGTCATTTGTGAAGTCATCATTCCTCGTATGCTCGACAACTTCCACCTCTTCAGAGGCTAGAAGGGCATCCAGTTCAAGTTCGGTCAGGTTGTGATATTCCTCACGATCATTTTCATCGGTTTCATCCCACCAAACCTTAACTATGCCGTTTTTCTGCAAAAGTGCATCAGAAAACCACGTATAGAGGATTTCCCAGCCTGAATTATCCTTAGTAAAAATGTGGTTTATATACTGAGAAGCCTGTTCAGCAGCACCTACATCTTCAGGGCCGACAGGAGAAAATGAAACCATGTTATCACCAGAGGCGAATACCCTCATAAGGGATGGCTTTATCCACTCGATAGTATCCGCAACGGTAGAATCTACGAATTGGGAGCGTCCTTCTACTTCATTGCCAAACGGACGGGCATAGTAATACTCCATAGCATTTTCCCTCTGCTTGGATATTTCATCGTTATATCCCAACGCATCGGTAATTTCTGTTTGTATTCTTGCTACTAGTTCTTCATCAATCACTAAATTATCCCTAGATTCCTGTATTTGAGTTCGTTATCCCATGTAGGATCATCGCCAGCTACCGCAAAACGCTGCGACATAGCTGCATATCGCGTTGCTGACATCAAATCATCCCGCAAAGGAACGATTTTTCCATCTTTTCTATGATACATACGGAATTCCGCAAACCACAAGCCTAAAGTATTAAACACTTTGAACTTACCGTCTTCCATCCGCTGTAAAACATCCATAATACCGACTTCTATGGAGTTTCCACCCTTCTTTTCACCCAGAGCAGGGGGGTTTTCAAAATGGAAGGGGAGCATATTAACTCCCATATTCCTGTATTGTTCTGCAAGGCCAGGATTACCCATCGAGTCAAGCCTGTTGCCATCGTGAGGCCATGCAACTGGTATAAAATAGGGTCGCGTCCGTATAGCATTTGCATGAACCAGTGGGGGTGCTTTGGATGCACTGTAACAGTCATAGATATACATGATGTCCTCATCCCTATCCCACGCTATCCAGACCACCGCTGTAGGGTGATCGTAGCCAAAATCTATCCCACAGATGCGGGGCCAATGACCCTTTATCGAAAATGGCTCACAGGCGATCCTGTCTTCGCTCACAGGGAAGACTAAGCCTGACCCTATGGATGGCCTACCGTTACGCCTCATGTCGCGTTCATGTGGCGAATAGGAAGACAGAATCTGCTCCATCACGGCTTCGTTCAAATGGCCCGGACTTCCTTCCAGAACCGTCTTTACCTTTTCAGTGGCATCATCCCACGTAGCATTATCAAGGGATTGACCTGGCTTTATGGAGTTTATAAAGCTGGCGACAGTTTCCGTCATGCCCTGTTCAGGAGTAAAAGTCATATAAACCATACCCCTACGATCTAAAGTTCGAGTAACTGCTTGACTGTAAATATCTCTTGATGGTTCTTCATCCAGCCATACACAATCAACAGAACGACCCTGCCATTTCTCCTGGCCCATCTCATAGGCCTTAAAGAATAAAGACGAGTTCCCCCCCGATACATGACGAATAAGGGCCATGCTCTTGGCATTTGGAACCCCCGGTTTTCTCTCGGTTTTTATTATCTTTGAACGAGGTATTGCACCGGAACCAAAAGCCTCCGGGTCATCAGGGGAACCCAATAATTCAGCCTGAACGATATCACGGGTTGTTTCGTTTGAAACACCACCCGACCATCCTGTGATGGGTTGCCTGAATATACGGCCCTTCCACCACTTTGGGTACAAGCCAGTTAGGTGAAAAGACATTTCTGCGGCTCCGCAGTAGGATTTACCTATACGGTTAGCAGCCATTAAAAGGCGTTGATTACAACTGGAACCTGTATTGTGGAAGTTTCTTTGGTAAGGGTATGGATCATAATAATCCAACTTGTTGTATCTTTCCCTCTTCCGCAGTTCCCGTAATATTTCAACCTTGCGTTGAACAGTCAATGTGTTATACCGACGACCTCTGGCTTATCTTCCATTAAAAGAGATTCAAGTTCCTTATGCAGTTCTTCAGTAGAAACCTGTTCTATAGTGGTCTGTTCGATTTTATCAACAGGTTTTAGCCCTGCCCGATCTAGGATGTCCTTAACTGCTTGAAAACGCACACTTTCACTCTCAGCCTTGTACGCAAGTTCCTTTAACTGAGCTAGTGCACCCGGTACAGCATCGACAATACCTTTCCTCGTTTCCTCTGCAATCTCTCCTGCAAACTGCTTTTTAAGGTTGTGTCCTCGTACCTCTGCACCCCTCTCGCTGTAACCCGCCATGATAGCGGATTTCGTGGCATTCCCTGTATGGACGTAATGCTCTATAAAAGCCTGTTGTTTATCTGTTCTCATCTACGTAACCTTTCTGCGTTCTTTTCAAATCGTTTCCAGATGCCTGTACCCGCCTTTTTAGACCGGCGATAATCATCATTATTAAGGAACTCTTTAGCCGCCTCTTCCATTTTTCCCTGCTGGATAAGTTTTACAGTAGCAGGAGATTTTATTAAATCCCCCCTGAAATTCATGTTGACTACGGCTAACTTAGCACTTTCCGATAAATTATCATAAACAGGCGGTGTAAGAACATTCCTGGCAGATGCTATCTTCTCATCTATATCCTTTACAGCTAAAGTAGTTGCTTCGTCTGGAGTAGTAAAAGTCCGGTCAACAGCCCCCAGAAACCCTGTTCCTGTAGCACTGGGATCACCCCCCAAATGACCTATCCCTACAGTTACGTTACCCTTCGTATCCCCATACGAAAGCAACCTGTAGCCTTCATCCTCAAGAATATCGTCAAAAACCTCTCTTTTGAAAGGGTCTTTGTAGGGGTTATCTATCCTCAGCGCAGCAGACATATACTTGTTACCTACATCTATAGCCTTCTCCATCGCTTTAGTCGATGCGTCCAGCAACCCTTCTATCCCTGACTTCAGGAACCCCCCCGAACTTTCTGGCGGGGCAACCTTCTCATCCAATATACCAGGCTGGCCGGGAGGCATATACAGCCTGTATTGATCTGGTATGGGAGATTGCCCACCAATCACACCCGGATTAGTCTGACGCAGACGCTCTGTATAGCCCTCTACGGGCCTTTCCCCCATTTCCGCAGAAACAGCCCTGCTTGCTTCATCAGCAGCCTCAGTGGACGGATAAGGGCCGCCTATACGCCTTATACGATTACCTTCCTCATCCATCTGATAGAGGAATATCCCGTCCGGGTCTTGAAAGGAACGAGAGTTTACGTGTGCCATTGTATCGAATATATCATATAAGGGGTTGCTAATATTAACTAATCTACTGATTGGTGTAAGGGGTGGATATGCATATGCTTACGCAAATACAAAGGGGGTCGCCCCCCACTCGATCCCGCCCATTTCTACTCTATACGCTGTAGAGCACTATATACCGCCTATAACGCGCTGTATTGCGCTGTACGGGCTTTCTAGCTGCTGCTGGTGTGCTAGTCGCGGGTAGTATATAGCGCGTGTGTGTGCGTTAGATGGGATATCTATTTACTGATCTATTTACTGGTTATCTTTAAGTATTGATCTTGTTATATACAAGTAAACGTCGTATGCCATTTGTTATCTACTCTGTTATAGGTTAACACTAGAATATATAGGGTTTCTTCTTCTTTCCTTTTATTAAAACCTTACCCCCGCGCTGGGTTTTAATACCTTGCCGCGACCAGGGTTATAATACCTTACTGTGATCTGGGTTTAAATACCACACTCGGCCCAGGGTTATTATTCCATACTATTGTTGGAGTATAAATACCTTACAGATTGTAGGGTATCCAGGATTCGAGGGTATAAATAAATATTTGTAAATAGTTTACATATCCTCTAATAGCTGTGATACAGTCCGTTGCAGTCCATTACATTCTATTAAGGAGAGTACAAATGGCAGCACGTTCATGTTATTGGATCAGTCCATCACAAGACCCCGCAGTACATGGCGGTTTTGTGCCTAGTATCATCTATGAAAATGAAGATGGTCATTTTCCGTTAGTCGGTAAAGGTGAAGGTTCGGCCCCATGGGTTTGGGGTAAAACATTAGATGAAGCAGAAGCACTTGCAAAGTCTATGAATGAAAAGCGCGGTATTTCAGAAGAAGAAGCTAACGAAATTCTGCTGCTTTCTTTCCGCGCCGCAAATCTTAATTAATAGGTTAAAGGGTCGATTCTGTCGGCCCTTTTGCGTATTAACTAAAAAGGAGCGTAATAATGGCACGTAAACGCCGCACGATAGAACAGAAAATAGCAGATGCTAATCAAGCGCTATTCCGCGCTAGAAATGGTCAGTCTATGAAAAATGACATCGCAGTAATGTCAGCATTTACTGATAGAGGTATTCCAGCAGAATCTATTGATCCACGTGAAAATGTGTTTACTTACAATATTTGGTTATATGCAACTGCTGGCGGCTTTATTAATAGACAAGTCAGAAAAGGAGAAAAGTCCGTTAAGGTTCTGACATTCTATGACGATGAAAAAACGAAACAGA